ATGGAAATCAGCAGGGATGGGCACCGAGCCCGTATGCGTGCCGCTTATCTGCAAGGCGGCGGCGACGCTATGCCGGATCACCAGTTGCTGGAATTGCTGCTGTCCATCAGCATTCCCCGCAAAGATGTAAAGCCCATTGCCTATGCGCTCATTAACCGCTTTGGCTCACTGGAGCAGGTGTTTGCCGCCGGCGCAGCAGATCTGCAACAAGTGCCGGGCGTCGGCGAACAGACCGCCGTACAGATTCTGCTGGTACGGGATCTGAACCGGCGGATCCATCAGAATCAAAACAAACCGGTCAAGCACCTGACGGATGCCACCCAGTCCTGCGCCTACTTTGCCAATCTGTTACGGGACAAAACCGCCGAGCAGGTGTACTTGGTCACTCTGGACGGCAGTGCCAAAATCCTGCAAACCCACGCCGTAGGCAGCGGCAGCGTCAACCTGGCCGCTGTGGATCAGCGCACTTTGATGGAACATATTCTGCGAGACAACGCCAGCGCTGTTATGCTGGCACACAACCATCCCGGCGGCAAGGCCCAACCCTCTGCGCAGGATCTGGAATTCACCATTCGTCTGCTTTCCATTCTGCGTTCCATTCATGTGCAGCTGCTGGATCATATTATCGTCAGTCCTACCGACACCTACTCCATGCGCAGCGACCCGGAGTACGGCAGCTTCTTCACCGTCAAATAACGCAATGTACAAAAGGAACCGCAGTTTGGCACCGCGGTTCCTTTTTTCATCATGACTTCTATTTGCACTTTTTCAACCGCCGTCGGCTCAAGTCCCCCAGCAGTAAAAACAGCACATTGCCAAAGGCCGGCACCAGCGCCAGCAGTTCTCTGCTGCCCGTACCGCCGTCTACGAGCGCCGCAAAAGGCAGCGCGCACCCGGCGATCCCCAAGAGCCATTCCGGCACTGCACCGTAAAGAACCACCAACCACAACACTTGCACTGCGGCAGCCAGGATCATCACAAGCCCTGCCACCTTGGTGCTCTGCCTGCTGCCGATCCATCGACCGTAGCCAAAATACAGCACCGCCGTTATGGCACCGGCGCAGCCAAATAACGCCCGATCATTGGGAAACGGCAAAAGCATCAGTACCCCTGTCGCTCCAATGGACGCCACCGTTACCGCCAAAAGGCCCAAAACAGCCGACCCGACCGACGATTTTCTCATAAACATACCTCCGCGCCGCATCATGTGTTCTCATTATACACAACACCATACCGGTTGGCAAGCCCTAGCCGATCGTGGATACCGGCAAGTGCAAAACGGACATACAAATGCGTGCCGGTTTATCCGACAAGCGCCCCTTTTTACTCTTCATAAAGCGCTATCAACCCATGATTGAAAAGCACTCAAACGTCATTTGAATCATTCAAAAAGAAAGCCGAGCAGTTTCACACTGCTCGGCTTCTTTCTAGATCAGAACGGTTGAAATGGGGACGATACGAATAATGTCACCGTTTTCGTCTTTGATGCCGACGGAAAGCTGTTTGTAACGCAATCCGTCATCCACTAAAATGGCTTCGATCACTACACAATCCGCAGTTTCAGCTAAATCCCGCGTCTCTTCTATGACCATTTTCACTCCTCCTCTCAGCTATTATGCTACAAAAGAGTAATATTTGTCAATACCGACCACTAACTTTTTTTGAAAAAATGCAATTTTCAGCCAAAATCCGTCATCATATAACGGAGCAACAATATTTTATACTCTGACAAACAGAAAAGCCCGGTTTTCAAGCAATCATCCGGGCAACGGAAATGAACGCTTTGCAAAAACCAAAATGCAGTCAGCTGCTCTTTTCACCATAGCGGCAATCACAGAGACCGGCGCCGGTGCTGCCCGCTGCCCCCTCTGCGTTGGTGTCTGCTCCATTTTCGCCGGTATCTTCGGCAAACAGCTGGAGGTTCAGCGGCAGGCGTGCGCACACCCGGCTCTGTTCTCTGCTGTTTTCCATCTCGGCATACTGTTTTGTCATTGCTGACTCCTTTCCCAAACCGTACGCTGCCGGTTCGTTAAATGATATATTCCCACAGGCATAGCCTGAAAATGGGTATAAAAAGAGCAGGGCTGCATTGCAGCTCTGCTTTCTTCATGTTATTGGTATTTTTTTATCGCATCCAGCCAATCCTCTGGACACTTTCCATCGTAAAATTTGTCAATAACATCTTGTATCGCTCTTTTTCTTTCCTCTGCGCTGATTTCTCTGTGCCCTGTTACTCTTGCTACAGGTGGATCATTCCATCTGGGAGCGGTAAATAGCTTTTCTTTTTTCATAATTCAGTCCCTATTTCTCATACAGAATAATTTTTGTAACAGAGTTGTTTTGAAGCAACTCACCAACAACAAAGCTACTACCACGCACATACAATATCTCTTGCTCACCTGCATTAAAAGATCGAATATCTCGTCCGTTCTTACACTGCGGAATATAGATTTGCACCTCTGCGTCCGGGTTATAGGTCTTTCCGCAGGTTGCAGCTATGTACTCGTTGTAAGTAACCGTGTTGCCGACCGTATGCGTGTTTACAAACCTTTGCAGTTCCGTTGGATCGGATATAACCAAAGAGCGTTTTACCGATCCGGCATACCTGGGGAATTTCTCAAGTGCACGGTCTAAGTTAGTTATAGCCCTTTTCTCCTCGTTTGTCAACTCTATACCTTGCCGCAGTTTCTCGTTAATCGGGTAAAAGTCACTGGACACCCAGCTGTTGATTGCGTATTCTTCCTCTTCTGTCAAACCCGGGTCTCTCTTCTCCACATACTTCTCATACCACTGGGCGTAGGTCATATCTGCCGGTACGGTCATGGACTTGCCGGTTACCGGATCCCTGGCCCAGCGGGTGCCTGTGCGGTTATTGGTCACCGGCACGGTAATACTGCGGCAGAAAGGGTGCATAGGCGGCAGGTTCTCGCCTGCTTTTGCCTCTTCCACCAAAAAGGTCTTGCCGTCCAGCTGGCGGCAGACGGCGGAGGTGCGCAAATCCAGAGTAGCCATAAACCGATACCGGATAATGCCCGCTGCCTTATAGCCCTCTAAAAAGCCTTGATTGGAGAAGTGATTGACCTCTGTACGGATCAGGCGGCTGGCACAATAGCGTTGCCCGCTGTCGCTGTCTGCTCCTACGCAGTCCTCCAGCAACCGCTCCTCCATATCGTGTAGGGTCATACCCGTCATACAACCCACCTCAATCGTGCGCTGCAAGCGCTTGCAAAAGGCGGCGTTGTTCTTCCACACACGATCGGAATAGTTCTTGCCGCTCCACTTATGGGTAAGTGCGGCCTGTACACGGCGGTCACTGATCAAGCGAAAGTCATATAGACCATTACGCTTTTGGTCGTTAAAAATAGTGCGGTAGTATGCTTGTTTGAGTGTATCTGTCAGTCGCGCTTTCGCCAGCCGTTCCTCCCGCACGCCCATGGCTACGGCTTCCGCACGAATAGCGTTCTGTAAAGCCTGCAATCGGCTGATACGGTCCGCATACGCAGGAGCGTCCAGCATAGCGATCAATTCACGCCGTGCCTGTGGTTCCTTAGTCTGTTGTAGCTGTTCCAGCAGACGCTGGCGCTCCTCTGCGGTTTGGCCTGCGCTCAGCAGCTGCAAGGCATAAGCCTGGCTGATCTGACCGTTTTTAACATACCGGCGGAGAATACGCTCAATTTGCTCGTTGAGCTGCTCTACACCCTGGGCGTACATACGGTTGACCTCCACCATTGTAGCGGTGGTGCGCGCTTGCAGCAGGTGCTCCAGGTCAACCGTTCGCCTTTTCCAATACTCTGCTGCTTTCATAGGTTAAGCGTCCTTTTCTTTGTCTTGCTGTTCCTGATCCGCCGACTGTTCCTTTTCGTCAGCCTTATCCTCTGTGTTGGCTGTGAAGCTGTCCATATATTGTTGCTGGTTCTCCTGCTTTTGCTGCTTCATATTCTCCACAGCCTCCGCCGGGTCCTTAACGAACCATAACAGTGACAGCAGCGTCTGATCATCAACCAGTCCGGCGTTCTTCAAGGTGCACACCATCTGCACGATCTGCGCCTCATCAATGGGCAGGGCCACAGTGAACACAATATCCACATCGTCCACAGATACCGGGTCAATTCCGTTATGGGCCAGCCAGTTGTTATATAACCTCCAGCGTTTCTTTAAGCCCGCCTCCATAGCACTCATTTTGCTTTTTACAAGCAGGTGCAAGGCCAGCAGCTTTAATTTCAGCGCCACGCCGCTGGCGTTGCCCGCAAAGGCCTGGTCTGTCATATCCGGGGTTAAAGTCATTTTATGAATATCCGATACCAGCGTATCGTCCAGCACCTTCAATGCATTCTCATCAAAGGTCTTTTGCACATATTCCAACCGGGCGTCCTGTGGAATACCATCTACAAAGTGATCCTGCTTTGCGGCTGCCATCGTCTCCGGCGGCAATACCGCACCATAAGCAGCTAAAATAGAATTGACGAACTTGCGTTTGTCCGTCAGGCGATCGGACAGCAGCGCATTGCGGGCGTCTATCAGGTTGGCCACCTGTTCAAAGTCGCCTTGTCTCTCCTCGTTGTTCTCATAACACACCACCGGCACCTCATCAAAGAAGTGTGGCACCGGTGCACCCACCGGGTTGTACACATAGTTTTCTTTATCCAGCGATGTGCTTTCGTACTGCTGATACTGGGTAGCCGTATAGACTGTTACCGCATAGTACCGGCTGCGGTCTGTGCGCTCCCGCTGCTCAAACCACAGCGCAAACAAGTCTTTGTGCTCCACGGTATCATCTTGCACCAGCACGATCTGATCCGGCGCATACACTGCGGATCGCGGGCGTGGTTGCTCCTCTGTGCTGGCATATAGCAGCTCACAGCTTTCGCCATATATACCCATGGCCTTTCCGTTTCGTTGATCTACGGTAGCGATATTCTGACTATGGTAGGCCGCCATAACGGCGGAAATGTCAATCTTCTTTCCGCACAAATCGCAAAGGCCGTCTTTGTCCTCATCCACAGCGTTGTGGCGGACCAGGGTGCCGTTTTGCCGATTCAGCTTGGCCTCAACCGTAGACACCAGGGAAAGCTGCGCCTGACTGTCTTTCTTGTCCCGGTCGTTGCAATCGTACTTTACCGGCTCACTTAGGAAGTAGCCGCGAATAATATCTACGATATACTTGGCATAGTTGGCCTCCGCCCGCACATCATCCTCTTCATCTCCACGGTGAAGCTGTGGAACACCGATATACCGACCATATAGGGCGCGACACCGTCTTTCATATTTATTTGCTTTACCGATCACATAATCGATCACCGCAGAAGGCAACTCGCCCCGGTCAAGGTTCGGCACATCGCGCCGGTTCATGTAAAGTATCATTCTATGTCCTCCTTGTTACGATCCGCCCCAGCGCCGTGCTTACAAAGTAACGCATAGCGTCCATAGCGTGGTCGTCCTGTTTGACCGGCTCATCCCGGCCTGCCTGAGCCGCTTTGTCATACCAACGGTAGGCGTAAAATTCCGCAATGGTACGGGTGCAGTCCTTGCTGAACAGCAGATCCGCCCGCTGCAATAGCGTACATACGGTACGGATTCCATCCAGCACCGCGTTATCCGCCTTTAATACCTTGAGCCCCCGCCTTTGCAGTTCAGTTATAAATGAAGCCGCCGATGGGTCTACGACTACGCAGGTGTATGGCGTGTTCCCCAAGAACTGTACCAGATCATCTGCGTACTCGGCGTCCGTCTTTTGCCGGTGGTTCTCCCGCCCGGAATAGTAATATTCCTTGGTGCATAGCCATTTGCCATGGTATTTGCGCCACATCAGGAACACCGTAGGGTTTAGCGTACCGTAGTCCACACTGATATAGGCAGAACCTTGCAGTTCGTTATCCGGCGGCAGCGGAATACAGTGCCGGCTTTCGTCAAACATATCGTAGATCAGGCCCTCTGCCACTTTCCATTCGCCCAGAATATACCGAGCATAAAAAACGCCCGCGTACATCGTTCTGTACCGGGCTTTGACCTCCTCTGTTAAGGACAAATTGTCGTCCATCGTAAAGTGGAGGTAGAGTATTCGCTTTTCTTGCCGCTTCTCCGGCAGGATCCATTCTTCATAAAACCAGTGGTGTGGGTTATCCGGGTTGCAGTTGAACCAGAATTTTGCACCACTGACAGAGCACCGGGCGGTGGCCTGCTGCACAAAGGACTGGGGCATTAAAGCCACCTCATCGAAAAACACACCTGCCAAAGTCATACCCTGGATCAGATCCTGGCTGCTTTCGTCCTTGCCGCCGAAGATATAAAACGCGTTTTCCGTACCACCCCGCGTCACCACAAGCACATTGTCGCTACGGCTGTATTTTACCTGATACCCGCGACTTTGCAGCATTGCAGGCAGAAAAGAAAGCACATTCCGGCGAAAGGAGCTGATTGTCTTACCGCACATGGCAAAGTTCATGCCGCTGTAGGTACTCATAGCCCACAGAATATAGCTAAGCGCCATACTCACCGTCTTACCGGATCGTATAGCGCCGTCTGCAATTATTCCGTTTTTGTCGCTCACAGGTGATGTTTTGCACCACCAGGTGAGCACCTGGAGCTGCTTGGCGGAGAATGGCTGAAAATGAAAGGTGCTTATTCTTCCCATGCCTGTTCACCCGCTTTCTGCTCCAAGGCTTCCAAGAAGCCATCGTCTGTCTGCTCATCTTCATGCCCTCGGGCCAATTCAAAGTGACGCAGAAGCTCTGCCAGGGCTTTCACCCGATCAGATGTATTCGGCGGCTTTGCCGTCTCTGCAAACCCAATGGAGCACAGCGCGTTCAGCACATCCGTTGCGGTGAAATCCAACTTGTCCAGCTTTCGCTTTTCCAGGTCAGCGATAAATTTTTTTACCTTATCATTTCTTAGCAATCGACTCGCTTGGCTTTCTGCGCTCCCGGGCGCCTTACAATTTGGGTAAGCAGCCTGGTAAGACCGTTTCCCGTTATGGTCGAGCACATATTCATAACAGAACAGCCTTTGTTTAGGTGTTAAGGTCTCTTTGCCCATGCTGCTCACCTCCTTTGTAATAATCACGGATTATATGCTGTTATTTTTTCTGTTTGCTATTTGGAAAAAATTCATCCAGTATCTCAAGCGTTAGTACCGCTTTTTCAAGATGGATATTTTTCTTTATCCAAGTAAACAACAAAGCAACTGATGCAACGATAGCGGCCACGATCACTACGACAAGGACGATATAGCTTATCACTCCTTTACAGTCATTGTGAAGTGCAACGATCCAAGAAGTCATAGTCGCAATTAAAGAAAACTCTGCTGCCATAGACGCATTAAAGAATTTGGATGCGGATTTCACATCCGTCTCAGCCATAATGCGTTTGCGCCGGCGTTCTGCCGGAGAAATGTTGGTCAGTTCTGTCTTGACCTCTTCGTACTCCAGGACTTCACGATTTTTCTTCTGCTGCTTGCCTAAAGGTTTTTCAGAGCGTTTACGCATGTATTTGTTTTCCCCCCTTTCGCTCACCATAATTATAGCACATCTGAAAATGAGCCTCATAGTAACCGCATTTTAGAAAGGGAAAGCACAAAGACAAAAACCAAAGAGCGCACCGTTTGGAGCGCTCTTTCAATCTGTTTGGCAGTTTATACTATAACACAGACGGCAACCTGCATACTATAACATCAACATGCATTGCATAGTGGTTTTTTATTTTTCGCATTCCAGCATATCCAGGGACTGCGGGTGAATGCGAGAGACCAGGTGATTGTATGTAATATCTTCGTCTACGGCAATCTTCTCAAAAGTGTCACCGTTCAAATACCGCCGACGCAACACACGCCGGTGCAACGGACTGCGCACCTGCTCAATAGCAGTCTCAATTTCTGCCCGCTGCAACAGAGCAAGCCGGACTTGTTGGTCCAGCTTCTCTTTCAGTTCTATAATGCGATCTACCGTCAAGGTAAAATCTGCCCGCTGCCCGCCTCCCGGCGTGGGAGAGAGGGAAGCCGTGATCTTTTGCGCCCGGCTGTTCAGTTCTTCGATCTCCTGTTGTGTAATCTCAACCTCCGCCCAGCACTCCCGATAGCGTTGCAGCCATTCCTTCTTTTCGTTGTTCGTCATTTTTCATCCTGCTTTTTATTCCGCTCATTTATTAAAGTTCGGACCAAAGCCGATCACGCCGAAAAATGCAACAATGACCGCCCCAGCCACAAGAATAATTTGTGCTGCTATACACATCCTGCTCACCTCCCTGTACTTCCGAACCCGCCGTTGCCGCGTTCGGTGTCTGCCCTTTTCTTATTCCACAAGCTCTTTTTAATTTCTTCCATGTTTTTCTCCTCTCCGGATCTATAGTTCGTCTACCACTCTTTCTGCGCAGTACTTCGTCAACTCATCATGAAGCGACTGGGAAACTTGCATTGATAGTTCTATGATCTGTGTCTTTGGCTTACAGTTGGCGCACCACGCTTTCATGTTGCCAGTGTTTATTCCCATTAGTGCGTATGGACCGTAAATGGTCATGCGGTGCCAACACACATCACGGTGGTAACATTGCTCGCAGGTCATTGTGCCACCTCCAAATTCCGTGCAGTCGACTGCAAAACTTGAATAACGGCGGCGGAGAGCTTGGCTCCGGTGGCCGGGTCCTTGGCATTGATCTTGCCGATCAGCTCCTGTACCTTTGCGGCGGTTTGTTGCAGTTCGGTGAAATACACCCGGCAGGCGGCTACATCCGTGTCTGCGCCCGCTGCCTTTGCTTGCCGAACAGCGGCGTCCAGTTTGGTGGCACTGCTGTCCAACTGCCGTTTCAGGTCTGCCTTTTCCTGCTCCAGTTTTTCCACAGCGGCTTTGGTCTTTTCCTCGGCGTCTGCCTTTGCCGTTGCCAGCTTAGCTTTGTATTCCTTGGCGGCTTCCTTTTTCGCTTCCTTTCGGATTGCCTCCGGGTCCGGCGCTGCGTCGGCCCGCTCGGCTTGCTCTTTTGCTTTCTTTTCATTAGCTCGGCGTGTCAATTCTTCGGAATACTGCCGGTGCAGATCTCGCAGATTCTGCGGTACGGCTACCTCTTTACGGTTAACATCCAGGCCCAGTCTACTGCACTGGTCCAGATAGTCACTGTAGTCTGACAGCACATTGGCTGGCGTTCCATATCCTCCAGCTGCCTGCCGGTTTACCCAGTTCACCGCCTTTTGCGGAGGTAGGTGTCTCCGCAAAACATCAAGCGCCTTATAGCATTTCTGCTGGCTCCAGCTGTGCTGAAAAACAAGAAAAAAGCGGAAATTTTCGTCTGTCATTTTGCAGCCGTATTTTTTCAATGCCTTTGTTGCTTTGAGTGTTGAACAGCAAATGTTGTCTTGCGTCTTTAACATACGGTACTCCTGCTTGGTCAGTCGCATAGCCTTGTAAGGCACCACTTGCTTGTAGTCCAGACCAGCTGTACAATTCCACTCCACCTGTTCGGCTACCAGGTCACCGTTGCCCTCTTTTATTAGACGCTCTGTAAGCACCGGGTACCGGCTATATTGATACAGTAACCCAAGCAGGTTGACCGGGTAGTTGGCTATAGCGCTACGGTACAGTTGCTGCGCACATTCGTGGTATGTCTCCCATGGCAGATAGCGTAGGTTACTTTTTTCCAACGCCTCTTCAAAGCCCAGCAGCTTTGCTCCCTCTCCCTCTGTGCACTTCCAACTGTTGTGATCCAGTTTGGCTGGCTCCACCGTGCACGGCAGTTTGCGTGTTGGCTTTTGTTTTACGCTGATGAACATATCGTCACAATAGTAACTGCGTTCAGCCACGAAGTGCTGCCCAAGATTGAAGTATGCGGCGTACAGCAGTCCGCCCATTTCTGGCGCGGCCTTAAAGCCGTATCTATAGTCTTCGTACACCCGAACGAAAGAAAGTAATATCCCACCGTTCCTTGTCCGCTGCGTTACCGCTACCACTGCCGCGTTGACCAGCTGACTACGGCCACGCCCGGCGTCTTTGGCTTGGACTTCGTGCCCGCAGGCGGGGCAGCATACGGTGTCGTTATGCCGTGCAGAGCGGCAAGCTGCGTGTTTGTCCGTCCATAGTCGCATGTTCTCAATGTCGATCTGCACATCCTTGCCGCAAGCGGTACAATAGCCATACCTATGGCCGCATTCTTTGTGCTTAAAAAAATACTGCTCGTTGACGAACACCTGCTTATGTGCGAATGTCAGTATCTTTTTCTCCGGCAGTTTCGGGCGGCCGTCCCAGATTTTCTCTGCCTGTTCCTGCGTAAGCGTGTTCAGCTTTTTCCCCATATCTACACCTCACAGCAGATCCAGCAGGTCGATGATCTCCGCCTTGGTCTCTTCGGCGGTAAAGCCGTAATAGCCCGCTGCCCATTCGTACACGGTGTCATCCGGCACGGCTGCGCAGTTGCCCGCTGCTTGTTTCCGGGCGTTGCTGGTGATGTGATCCCAGCAGCCTTTCAGGCTCTTGCCCTCATCCAGCACCTTGTCCGCGTTTTCATCATTGACCAGGCAGTGGTCTATAATGTGTGAGCATAGCAGACGCACGGTGGCGCTACCCATCTTCTCCGCCTCCTGGTCGATCTTATCAATGGCTTTTTGGATTTTCTCGGTCATTTCAGCGTTACCTCCTTGATCTGCGCCAGCGCGCAACGCTGGCAGTGCTCGTCCAGTTCCGGCTTGTCCAGGCCGCACCGGTTATTGATTGAGCCGTAGATACACACATCTCTGCATATCGTCGCCAAGATCGCAACTGTAGTTTTTTCGTTCTCATTCTTCATTATTGCGCTCCTCAAAGGCCATACCGGCCACGGTGCCCAGGTTGATCAGATCCCGACATACAGCTTCTGATTTGGACAGATCCATTGTTCTGATCACGCCCTGCACGATCAGGCCGGACTTAACTACCACCAGGTCCCCGCGCCGGTACAGATCGTACCCCTCTTCTTCCTTTTCGATAGGTTGCAACGCTCTTTTGTTGATGAATGTCATGCCCGCACCTACAATCAGCGGTTGCCATACAGCGCCTGCGGCTACAATGCAGGTGTCCAGCGGGGCGGCATATTCTTCATCGGGGCATTGGTCTGCCAGCGGCAGATCCGCTTTCGGCATTCTTGTCATGATCACGCTGTCGTCCTCTGCCAAGTCAGCGACCATACGCAGCGTCTCCGGCGTGTATTCCGGGTGGCCGTACAGGATGTACCCGCAGCTGCCATTACTGAGCATTTGCTCGCCGTCTGGCAGGTCATATAGAAAATAGGCCTTGCTTCGCTTGCAAATTGATAACATTTTTTTAAAGTTCATCTGTCTGTCTCCTTTACGCTTATGCCGTGAATGTACAGCATAAGTTTTCGCTTGATGATGTATTCCTTTGTTTTTGTACCCTTGGTGTCCTCCACCACCCACTTCCAGGTGCCGTCCGGCTGGCAGACCTCATATACAAAGTCCGCTTTATAAATCACCGGGCGCTCTTTTCGGTATTCGCCGACCCCTGCCGGGATCAACTCATAAGGGACCTGCTCCCGCAGGTTGCGCACCAGGCCGTGCCGTTCCAACAGTTGCAGCTCCTTTGCCCGCTTGCACTCGCTCCGGCTGTCGTAGGTGCGACCATCTGTTTGTGCTTTTACCGCGTGATATTTGTTTTCGCCTTTTGCCCGCTGCCGGAGATACTCCTGGTACTGGGCAGCAGTCCAGTGTTCTTGGGTACCCATCAGCCCGCTGCCTGCTCCGCAGGAGCGTAAGCCATACGGATGAACTGGTGCTCCACTGCACCAATGCGCTGCTGCTCCTGCTCCAGGCACTTTTGCATATACTTGCTTGAAAGCACTGTCTCCTCAAACTCCCGACGCAGATCATCGGTCATACCGTATTGGCCCAGGCCTTTGGCGCTCTTAAAGGCGTCCCACTTTGGCCGGATCAGCGGATGGTTGATGTTCAGCTTGAAGCCGTATGCGTTGTGCGGTGCCAAAATCAGCTGTGTTTGGCGTTCCCGCTCTAAGTTGCGCACCTTGTCCCGCATTTGTTCCCATTGCTGTATGTATGTCACTTTGTCCTCCTAACACAGGTACCTATGGTTCTTTGCCCGAATAGGGCAGAGCACATAGGATTGATACTTAAAACCGGTGACTTCGTCCTCCCAGTTGTTCAGCGTGTCCTTGACCACATAGTATCCCTTGGGTGCTCTTGGCTCATCTGCCCAGTGGTCGCTATAGATGACCTGGTATTCCGGTTCCGGTACCACCAGGTTACGGCTGCGGCTAAAGCACACTCTGGACTTGGCCGTTGTGTACTTGCCCTCGTGCCCTTGTTTGATGTGGGTCTCCTCGCGTAGGTACCCACCGTAGGTGTGGTGGTCTCGATCATCCACCGGTACATATTCCACCCGGCCATAAGGCCACCTGGGCAGCTTGGTCAAGTCAATACCGGACAGCGCCATGTGGATATGTGGGTTCTTGTCCGGGGTCTCAATGGCTCTCATCCACTTGAATTCAACACCGGCCTTTTTGTAGGCATATCGCAGTTTGGCCATATAGGCGGCCCACAGTTTTTTAATCTCTTGCAGGTCCTTGGGCCTGTCCGCCTTTCGGAATGTAAAAGTAGCTGTCAGGTCACCGGGTCCGAAGTTTGCATTAAAGATCATCTCCTGCTGTAGGCACGCCTGGCGATTGTTGACTGCCGCCTGGGCCTCGCTGGTTTTTCCGTAGTTGCTGCCCCTGGTGCATTTATTCTTGCTGCCATAGCGGGAGGAGTAATGCCGCTGAATGTAGATACATTTACCTGCGTGGGTGGTCTTTTGCACCCATGGCATTTTGGTTTGCTCCTTTCTGGACGGACCGGCACACTATGGAAATGCTGGAAAACGCGGATCGGCTCCCGGGTGGAAAATCAAGTTTCCCACCGGTTCACCGGCGTGTTCCACATTCCCACAGTGCACAGCTCCTCATTATGCGGCGCGGGTGCACACCCTGTTGCCGCCGGTCTCCTGCCTGCGCCTAACCAGCTGAAGAATGCCGAAAGATATATCCTTTTGCCGTTGGCGCTTTGCGTCTAAAAATAATACTTTGAACAAGGAGCAAAAAAGGAGCACAGACCCCTTTTTTCGCCCTTGCCGCACGGCTTGTCCTTGACTTCTTTGCGGTCCTTATATATAATGTAATTAGCGCAGGCGTTTTACTTTCTTTTCGCCGCCTGTGGTTTAAGTCGACTGGTCGCTCAGTCGGCTTTTTCTTTTTGCCCGCTGCTTGGTTCGTCGTTATACTCCAGTGGCAGCATAATGGCGGTCACTTTTGGCAATTCCATCAGGGCCTTGGTTTTCCGCTCTGCAATTACTTCCAGCGCCTTGTAATTGCCATCGCCACGCACATACACGGTGTCACCGGCTCTAACGGTGTTCCACGGCGCCCGCAGGACAATGTGGTCCTCGTCCAGCTTAGCAATTACCAAATCAATGTAATCTTCCATTTTCATCATCCTTTCCCAGTTTGACGGCGTGCAGATACGCCAATTCAAAGTCTGTCAGCGGCGCTACCAGCACCACCTTGTGGTTTTCGTCCTCGATCACCAGCTGCTTGTCCTGCCGGGGCTCGTCCTCGTCCTTGGGCAGCACGAACACCGCCAGGGCGATCAATGCGCAGCCGGTACCGCTGATCACTATGGACACCCACCAATAGGGGGTGTCCGCCACCAGGCAGCAGCCCAGCAGCACCAGCAGGAAGCCGGTAATCACCAGAACCAAGCCTGCCTTTTCTCTCTTGGTCATTGGAGTGCTCCTTTCTTGCAGTTGACTGCAATTTAGTACTTTCCGGCGTTATATGCGTGGAACGCCGGGGCGAACACAGCTAACTTGGTGCCGTTCTCGCCCAACTGAATGAGAGGGAAGCCCGGACGGTGCATATACTGCCGTGCCGTTGGAATGCTGCAATTCAGGTATGCCGCCACATCTTCCGGACCAAGATACAGTTTTGTACCCTTGGCCTTGACCTCTTCCTCTACTGCTTCGGCGGTGCGGATCAGGTCGATGTAGCTTTGCAGGCGCTCCATACGCTGCTGTACGGCGGCGTCGAAGTCGTCCATTGCCAACGGACTGTCCTTGTTGATGGGTACTTTCATTATTATTTCTCCTTTCGATTATTTGGCCAGCCCCTTGGGCAAGCGGCAGAGCCGCAAGCTGCCCGCTGCACGGCAGAAGTGCCGTTGGCGATAAATGTGATGTTGGGTGGGGCGGGCACCGGAAGCAGGGACATAGGGGGTAATTTGACAAAAAAAGAAAAGAAAAAAGAGAAGAAGTGAAAAAGGTCCCGCTGCCTGCGTATCTCTGCCGCCGCCCAAAAGGCTGGCTTTTGTTGTTTGTCATGGTATAATAAAGTTATCAATTTGAAAGGACTGAACGCAATGAAACTGAACAAAGACTGTGTAAGAGATGTACTGCTCTATCTTGAAGAACATCTCGGTTATGATGACAGATTAGATGCTTCTTCAATCAAAATTGAGCCATACACTTACGAAGAAATCCTATATACGATCAGTCTATTGTCGGAGGCCGGGTACATAAAGACCATTCCAATTAGGAATTTAAGCGCCGCAACATCATATTTTGTGGTGTCAATCCTTATGCCCGGTCACGATCTACTTGACAATATTCGTGACAACACAGTATGGACGAAAACGAAAAAGACGGCCTCAAAATTCACATCTGTCTCTCTCAATATTCTTTCGTCTGTCGCTTCCAATGTCCTTTCAACTATGCTTCTTAATCCACCTACCGTTTGAATTGGTGTTCCAGCACCTGGCGCAGGCACTTCTCCATATCCACTTCGGTGAATTGGATGTTCTTATCAGTCAAATAGTACAGAACCGCTCTTAGCCTCCAATGCGCCATCAGTGCACTGATCATCGCAACAGTGGAAATAAGAACCAATACAACAATCACTTTTATTCACCTCGCTTTAACTGCCTGCTTAGTTCTGCCGCCGCCCAAAAGGCTGGCCGTGTATTTAGTTGTTGCGCTCTGCGATGATCTCGTTGATTGCGCCGAGGATCCGCTCTTTTGCCTGGGGCGGTTTGCGTCGGCCAATCAGTATTGAGCTGATGTAGCTGCGCGTGTAACCCATATACTGCGCGAGCTCAACTTGTGTGATCTTGTTGATGTGCATTTTTCCGATAGCCTCAGCGATCCACTCGTCCATTGTGTTACCTCCTTTTCTGTGCTTTTGTGCACAAATGCACACTTTTTTGCATTTTGTAGTTTACAAATGCGTACAAGCGTGCTATAATGAGGCTGTTCTGAGACCTAAGATAACAGCGCGAGTCCGCATTTGTTGACTACAGTTGCCATTATAGGCTGCCAGAGTGTACTTGTCAACACCAAAAGTCTACATTTGCGTACTTTCGTGATTATGCACAAAAAAAGTGAGGCAAAATTGTGGATTTTTTCGAGAGATTTACTGCACTCTGCAAAGAAGAGGGCGGCACTACGACCGGCGTTGGGCAGTCACTTGGTTATTCCAAAGCGACTGTTGGCCGGTGGCGCTATGGTAGCATACCGTCAGCTGACGCTTTAACTGCTATAGCCGAACACTTTGGCGTGTCTGTGGACTACCTTTTGGGAAATACGGACATAAAAAATCCCCCGGACCAACAAAGTCCGGAGGAGATAGCCAAAGTGGCACTATTTGGTGGTGACGGAGAGGTTACCGACGAGATGTGGAACGAAGTTAAAGGTTTTGTAGAATTTATCAAAGATAAGAGAAAGAGAGAGAATGACAACAACTGAGTCCCTGTTCGATGAGATCGAGCGCAACAACATAGAGGTATATCTGGGCAGTATGCCCGCTGCCAAGTCTGCGTCTGCCAATATCGGCGATGATTATTACATAGCATTGGACGAGCAGAGCCTGGAGAGCACCGCAGAGGCCCGCTGCCGCCTTGCCCACGAAGCCGGGCACTGCATAACCGGGTCGTTCTACAACCTATATGCCCCGCTTGACCGGCGCAGTAAGCACGAACGCCGGGCAGATAAGTGGGCGGTAAAAAAGTTGATCCCCAAGGCCGAGTTGGAGGTGCAGCTGCGCCAGGGCCTGGAGCCTTACGAGTTGGCCGAGTATTTCAATGTGACGGAAGAATTCATCCATAAGGCGTTGGAATTCTACTTTGAATGTGAGATAGCATGA